TCATATTTTGTAATTAGTTATTTACTTATTTACAGGAAATCATATCTTCAATTTTTATATGGAATATTTAAATTACCCTGATGGGTTAATTTTTATATGGAATATTTAAATTACCTAGATGGTAAATTTTTTATGTATTTATACTATATACAATGTCAAGCAATGCTTTAATGTCTCCAAACAATAATTTAGTGTATAATTTAGATAACATATGTTTAACAACTGCAAATGGTACAATACAGAATGGAACACCACTAATTGCGCAAATGTGTGGATTACCAAATCAAGGATGGATATATAATACAACAACTAATACAATTCAACCAGTTCAAAATCCCAACTATTGTGTCGACTTAAATAACTGGAATACTCCTAATCCACAAATAACTTTATGGAGTTGTAATGGGGGAAATAATCAAAAATGGAATATTCAAAATGTTAAACTTCCATCAGGACAAAATGCCTCAAATTTTCAAAATCAAGCAAATTCTAATTATTGTATGGTACCAATGGGATCAATTAATTCACCTATTGCACCCATATATTGTAATAAATTAAATACCTTACAATCTTGGACATATTCTCCATCAGTTATTACTTCTGCTTCATCCCCTGCTCCATCCCCTGCTCCATCACCTGCTCCATCCCCTGCTCCATCCCCTGCTCCATCCCCTGCTCCATCCCCTGCTCCATCCCCTGCTCAACTTCCTGGATTTGGAGGTTTAATATTTAATCCTCAAAAACAACCAATTAAATCTGTCCAAAATACTAATTTCTGTTTAGATGTTCCTGGTGCAGCTACTGGACCTTATTACCCATTAGATACATGGAATTGTAATGGTGGAACAAATCAAAATTGGACTTATACGAATGGAGCATTAGTTAATCAAAATAGTGGGCTATGTCTTGATATAAATGGTGGATCATCTGCACCCGGAACAAAAGTAGGACAATATCAATGTAATGGTGGGATGAATCAAAAATGGATATATAATCCTGGCAATAACACAATAACATCACCAATAGCTCCTGGTATGTGCTTAGACGTAGCTGGTGGAACTGTAAATAATGGAGCAGGAATAGATATGTGGAATTGTAACGGTGGAACCAATCAACAATGGACAATGTAAATAAAAATATATAAATATATTTATATGAATGAAATTAAAATATTATTCGGGAATATTGGAATAGATTTTTTTAGTCCCGAAATCATTCAAGATAATATAATGTCCGATATTGAAGGCCATATAAAAAATAATACTATTTATCCATTAAGTGCTTTAAATAATAAGGATAAACTTGGATCATTTATTGAACCTAAAAGTATTTATAAAACTGAATATAGTTGTTATTTAGGTAATCAATATTATGCCAAATATAATGATGAAATGTATTCAACGATTAAAAATAATTTTAAAGATTATGATTTATTATCTTTTGTCGAAGCTTGCCAAGTACCAATTAAAGATATATTTAATGATGCAAAGAAAATTATATTTCAAGATTATACTTATCCTCCAACTAGATATGCGATTATGCTAAAAGATAAAGTTAATACTGTATTCAATGAAGAGCACTCTTCCCAAAAAACAAAAGCATTTATATTGCTATCAGATAAAATTGATATTATTATGAAAAAAAATAATGAACACATTTTTACAAAGTATTATAACTATGATTATCATCCATGTTTATTACAAAATTGTATCCAATGGTATCTCCCATCTAATTATTGTCCAAATGACAAATGTTTATTAGAAACAACTAATAATAATATAACTGTAATTAACAGAAATGGAGCTAAATATCCACCAATGTATAACAATATAGAAGCGACATATATCTATGATAAAACAAATAATAAATATATATTGGTATTAGCAATGCATAATCAGTTTAATACATCAAAAGATCTAGAATATTTGATGAAAGTATTGGATAAAATAGTTTATAATGAAGATAATGTTATTTTATGTGGTGATTTCAATATCGCTAATAAAAAAAATGGATATAATTTTAAAGTACAGCTGAGAAGTAAATGGGAAATAAAAGGTGAGTTACATTTTTTGGATTATTGGGAAATACTTGATTTGAGTGATGTATATCGGTTTGATTCAGCATGTGTGAATAAGAAAAAAACTAGACATATGAAATTATTCTATAAATTGAATAATTATAATATATCATTGGATAAATCAAAGTATGATACATGTAATCTTCATTTTAAGACATCTTCGCATATATTAGTGCCGATTATACTAACTATAAAAAATAAAGTATGTAAGCCAGTTATAACAGATACGAAATCTTTAGTCGGTGGTTTGGTAAGATATAAAATAAATTACGAAAATATTGAATAAATAAATCTATAATCCATTTTATTTATAAATAGATTATAAATGAATAATCACTTACCTTTCGAAATATGGCAGGAAATACTATTATTCTCAGAATCCATATCACAAATCAGACTAAAACAATTGAATAAATTCTTTTACAGATTAGAGATTCATGACTTTTATAATTTACCAAAAGAATATTCAAATAAATTAACAGATAAAATATTAAAAAATTATCCATTTATAAAATCACTAAATGCTTATAATAATCTTTATATTACAAATGTTAATTACTTAAAAAAATTACAAAAATTAAATGCCTTTGGTTTGTATTGTGGAATTTCAAATGAAGGAATTAAGGAATTGAATTTATTAGAATTAATAGCAGATGAAAATTACAAGATCAATAAAATTAGTCATATGACTAATTTACAAATATTATCAGCAAAATGTAAGAAAGGTTGGAGTAATTATTGTAGTGGAATTGAAGATTCCGATATTCCATATCATAATTTGATAGAATTAAAGGCCAGTCATAATCCAAAAATTAAAAATATAAATCATTTGACAAAATTAAAAAAATTATGGGCAAAAGGCGAAAAGTGTGGAATTTCAAATGACGGAATAATTAATCTGAATCTTTTTATATTGAATTCAAGTAGTAACTCAAAAATAACTAAGATAGACCATATGAGTAATTTACAAATATTAATAGCAATTGGTAATGGTTGTGGTATTGATGATAATAGTTTAGCAAATTTAAATTTGATTGAATTAGATGCGACATATAATTCAAAAATAAAAAATATAAATCATATGACAAAACTAACCAAATTACGCGCAGGTACTAATAGTGGAATAACGGATGAAGGATTATCAAAATTAAATTTGATCGAATTGTATGCTAGTCATAATCCAAAAATTAAAAATATAAATCATATTACATCATTAAAAAAATTAGATTGTTCCTTTTATTGTGGAATTGATGACAATGGAATTAAGGATTTAAATTTAATAGAGTTAAATGCGTCTTTTAATGAAAAAATTACAAATGTTAACCATATGAGGAATTTGCAAATATTAAAGGCATACTTTTATAATACATTGGGTGGACATTCAAATTGTGGAATTGACGATTATGGTATTAAGAATTTAAATTTAATTGAATTGTATGTAAATGGAAATCCTAAAATAACTAACGTTAATCATATGTCTAATTTAAAAGTATTGGATGCAGCTGGACATTGTGGGATTGATGATGAAGGTATCAAGGATTTAAATTTAACAAAATTGTGTAGAATGTCTAATAAGATGATACAAAATATTAAACAAAAAATTAATCCTTTATAACATTCAAATAGATTGCTTTAGTCTGTTGATTTGTAAATTGATTTTCCATTTTGTGTTCATTGATATATTTGCAAACGTATTTTAGATATTCTGGATAATTTTTTGTATATTCAATCAACTGATCTGTTAGATATTGCACTCCAGCTTCATAATAATCTGAATATCTTTCCAGAAAATATTTCAAAAGCGGAAATAGTCTTGGGTCTGGATTATTAAATTGTTTTCCATTACCACATAGATGTAAGAGAATGATTCCTATTCCATCCCATGAGTTATTTATCCCATTTATTTCCATCAATATTTGCCATTTTTTATCATTGATATTAAATGACTCATTTTGTTTTTCAGATAATGGATCCATTTTACTTTCTTATTAAATCCTTCAATTATCCTCTTCAATTCTTCAATCTCAATTATCTTCTTCCCTAGTTCATCCTGTAATTTGGATAAAGAGTCTTCATAATCCTGCTCTAATTTCATCAATTGGACTTTATGCTGCTTTTTTATAAGTTCAATATCCTCGGGAATCTGATATGTTTCATCCATTTGACTTTCAGTATTCGTGTCAAGAAAATTTCCCTCTATTAAAATTTTTTCTATATTGGTCAACAGATAATCTTTCCGTATGAATCCATTGGGAAAAAAATCAGTATTTATTTTTATCACAGGACCACCTCCATACTGTATTTTTGAGGAGAAATGTTTTGCTAATGTATCAAGTAAATTTTTAGAAAATTTTATGTTCCATTTTTTGAAAACTTTTATTTTATCTATCACAGTTTTATAATTTTTATTTTCATTTATTATATGGTTATAATAAGTATTATCACATAATTCTGGTTTATAAAGATATGTACAGTTTTCTTTGGAGGTGAGTAGGAACAGGTTAGTCATAGCTTATATAAAAGGATTTATAATGCATTGACTAGAACATTAAATTTTCAAATTTTATTGGTAGTAAAAAATTGAAAATAGTACTATTAAAAATACTCTTTAGTAATATAGAAACTTAATTATGACTGACAATCTTAAGGCAATTCAAGATGATTTGTCTTCTCTGGATATGACGAGTCGAATACCAGATAGTTTTAGCGCATCATGGCCGTGTCCTGATATCACATCGCATCAAATACCACCCAGTATTTACAGATCATGGGGGGATCCTTATGACACCATTCTTGATTATTTGTACGTTGGTTTTATTGGATGCCTTATTGGGGGAGTTATTGTAGCGGGTTGTCAAAAAGATCCCACTGACAATATGAGTTTATGGGGTAGGTTAGCTACAAAGGATGGGTTTGTTGATTTTTTGAAACATTTCGGGAGGTTTCCGATGTAGAAAATTACAGGCTTAATCTAATTTTTTTTATTCTTAAATTTTTTAACATAACAATCCTTTGCATAATGTCCATATTTTCTACATTTATAACATTTATTATAATTCATAAGTTTTTTAGCATCAGAAAATATTGAACCATAATTTTTAGGTTTTTTAACATAACAATCCTTTGCATAATGTCCAATTTTTCCACATTTATAACATTTATTATCATCGTCTGAAGAACTGTCATCATCTGAAGAACTGTCATCATCTGAAGAACTGTCATCATCTGAAGAACTATCGTCGGCCGAATAAACTTCATATGAATATGTTTTGGGATTGGCATTATTCCCAGGTAATGGAGCAAATATATTGGCCACATCATTGATAATTTTTGAAATATCTTCTGAACTATATTTAAATTTGGATTTTTTTTCAGGGCATTGTTGGATGTAGTGGTCATACTTGCCACAAAAATAACATTTATCATTTGCTCCATTTAACATTTTAACTATTAACTTTTGTTGGGATTCATCTAATTCAATTTCTGAAAAGGATCCACCTCTACAATTAGCTATTCCATATTTTTCTACCAATTTCAAGAAAAATTTATCCTCGTCAAAAGAATCACAATTGGAATGTACTTCCAATACTTCTATAGGTTTATGTAATTTGGTCCATGCACAACCAACACCATTAAAATGTTCATCTAATCTAAAATTTACATTGTTTGACTTTCCAACATAGTATTTTCCATGTTCACATTTTAGAATATAAATAGTGATATTTTTCATTTTGTCTATATTTGCATTATTTATAGAGGAATTATTTTAACCTGAAGTGATTTCAATTTTTTCAATACAACTACAACTTACATTTACTACATGAAACAGAACAATTATCTGAGGGCACTGGCCGTTGATCAAAATTGAGTAAATATTTTATTTTTAAAATATCCGCACATTTAATAGATAGATAATTATAAAAATCAAATGATTTTATAGGAATTTTAATATATTTCATGAGATCAATGTCTCTTTTAACAGCCTCAAAACATATATCTTCCGTCTGATTTATAACATATTCCAAAGCACTTGGATTTTGTTTAATAGCTTCTAAACATAATTCATCCGACTGATCCTTTATGTATTTCAATACTAAACCATTCGTTCTAACCGCTTCTAAATTTAGTTCATTAGTTATGTCAGTGAAATATGAATATATACCTGTAATTTTTTTAAGAGCTTCAAAACATAATTTATTAGTTTTAAAACTTGTAAAATAAATAACTTCAGGATTCATTTGAATAGCTTGTAGATAAATTTCTTCGGTAGGATTTTTTATGTTTATGTAATCGATTGCTGCAGGATATGTTTTCACTGCTTCTATAATAAGTTGCACAGTTTTATTCTTGCACATTCTTATGGCCTTACCATTCTGACGAACGGCTGTCAAACATAATTCTTCAGTTTGGTCTTTAATATAATCCAAAGCTTTCCAGGAAGTCATTAGAGCTCTCTGAATGATCTTTGGTGACTGTTTTTCTTTTTCGATATATATTAAAATACCGTAATCCTTCTTAACTGCTTCATAAATAATATCTTCTGTTTTATTTCTTATATAGTCAATGGCATAGGCATTATTTTTAATGGCTTCCATACATATTTCATCAGTTTGATTTTTAACATAATTTATAGCATAAGCATTTTCTTTAACAGCAGCCATACATATTTCAGGAGTTTGATTTTCCATAAATTGTAACATTTTTCCATTCCTCTTTACTGCTTCTAGACATATTTGATCAGTAATATTTTTAACATATTTAAATTCATAAGGATCATTCTTTATTGCTAAAATACACATTTCTTCAGTTTGTTCTTCAATCTCTTGTAATTTCACACCATTCCTTACTTTTTTCAAATTAAGATCAAGAATATATTTTTTAAATTCTTCAGTGTAGATGTTTTTATCTAATAGACTGAAAGGTAATTTTATATCAACACGATGAGAAATAATGACATCAAATACTATAATTTTAATGATTTCTTCAGGGAGTTTAATCTTGATTCTATTTTGAATAAGTAACAAATATTTATAATAGAATTGTGGATCAAGAATAAAACTCATTTTAAATGAATAATAGTTTATGTACTTAAACATAAAAAATTTCAATTTTAATGATAATCCAATATATGGACGATACAAGCAATGGCCCAAATTATGAAACCGCATATTCTATGTATTATCATAATTCTATCCCTTTGCTTTACATCATTTCTTCGTGATATACAATGATATCACAATATGGTATAACTATGAAATAGTGGGATCATATTGTTATAATATTGTATTCTTTCCGCGATTTATTAATATATTTAATATT